AAGAGTAAACTATCAGGCAGTTGGTTCTGGTAGTGGAAGAAAAGCATTTATTGATCAGACAGTAAACTTTGGTGCATCTGATGATCCTATGAAAGATAGTGACATTGCCAAAGTAAAACGTGGTCTAGTTCAGATACCTATGACAGGTGGAACTATTGCATTTGGATACAACAATCCTGGTTGTGATCTTAAATTGACACAACAACAGGCAGTTGAAGTTGCAATGGGAATTATTAATAACTGGAAAGAAGTTGGATGTGATGATCGGAGAATGACTTGGGCACATAGATCTGATGGATCTGGAACAACTAAGGCATTCACTAATAGTATGCAAGCATTCTCTCCTACATGGACATTAGGTACAGGTAAGTCAGTTGCTTGGCCAACAGGTGTGGGTGGTAAGGGTAATGCTGGTGTTGCTGGTGTTATTAAGAATACACCTGGTGCTATCGGTTATGTAAACCAATCTTATATTGATGACATTGTTAGAGCAGCAGCACTACAAAACAAGTGGGGTGACTTTGTAAAACCATCAGTTGATGCAGGAGCAAAAGCACTTAATGGTATTGAACTTGATGAGAACCTTGCAGGAACAAATCCAAATCCAGAAGCAGAAGGAGCATATCCGATTGCGACTTTGACTTGGATACTTGCATATGAAGAGGGCAATGGTAGAAATACCAAAGCAATAAAAACATCACTCAGTAGACTACTAAGTGATGAGTATCAGGATAAGGCATCTAGTTTAGGATTTATTCCTTTGAAGGGGAAGATCCTAGAAAAGTCTCGTGCTGCTGTTGAAAAGATTGGTAAGTAATTACATGAAGTAAGATACTTGACCTGCATATGCTAGTGATGGTGCAAATGCTACTGCACAAATAACTGTAGCGAATAGTGACATTGCTGTGAAGTATGTTTTCATGATTGACTAGGTATTTATTACTATGTATAATATAACACCTTTTCAATTTAAATGCGTGTGGTAATTACCATATAGATAAGGGGGATTGACAAATGTCAGTTCCCCTTTTATAATATGGAGGATCGTTATTTTTTTATGAGCGTAAGAATTGTAAGAACTAGAAATGGTGAAGACATTATTTGTGATCTCTATGAGGTAACAACTAAAGATAAACCAGAAACTGCTGTTGCATTTCAAATGAACCATCCATACAATGTATGGTTAGAAGGTGTTGATCAACCTAGACTCTTAGTTGAAACTGAAGGTCAGGAGGGAGTGCAGAAGATTACTGATCCAGAAATTTTCTTCAAACCATGGACACCTCTATCTTGTAAGAAACAAATTCTTATGAAGATGGAAGAGGTAGTAACAGCATACGAGACCTATCCAGAGGTCATTGACAAGTACAACAAATTAGTGGAGGCAGATGGAGGAGGAACTACAGCAACAAGTAGTGAAGTTGATACTTCTACAACAAAGGAATGAGTATCTAATCGGCACTATCACCGAACTTGATGAGGAGCCAAGTCTTCTTATTGAAAATTGTTATGAAGTAACTGATGAGGAAACTATTACACCGTTTCCTAAGTTCAGTTCACAGCGAGATATTTTCTTGACATCAGAGAATGTCTTGAGTATACTAGATGCTTCACCCAAACTTTTGGAAACGTATAAAAAGTTATGAGTTCTTTTTACACCAACATTCAACTTGCTGGTGATACGATCTTATACAGAGGGTATGAAAATGGGAATCCCGTACAGTATCGGGAATCCTTTTCTCCTACCCTCTATGTTTTGTCTAAGAATAAAGAGAAGTTTAAAACACTTGATGGTAAATATGTTTCTCCTGTTAAGTTCAGTGCTGCAAGAGAAGCAAGAGAGTTTATCAAAACATATGATGGTGTAGAAAACTTTGAAGTTCATGGTTATGAAAGATTCGTTTATCAATACATCAGGGAACAGTTTCCCACAGATGTAGATTACGATATCAACCAGATGAAAGTCTATGCACTTGATATTGAGGTGCAATGTGAGAACGGATTCCCGAATGTAGAAGAAGCAGCAGAAGAAATGTTATCTATCACTATAAAGGATATGATAACTAAAAAGTATTATAGTTGGACAACAAAAGAATTTGATGCACCAGAGGGGTTAACGTTAAACGTCTCATGGACAGAGCAAGAGATGCTCACAAATTTTTTAAAGTGGTGGGCAGAAAATACACCAGACATCTTGACAGGATGGAATGTTAACCTGTATGATATGCCATACATAGCTCGAAGAATTAATCGAGTGCTTGGTGAGAAGTGGATGAAATCCTTGTCACCTTGGAATCGTGCAAATGAAAGGGAGGTTTATGTCCAAGGAAGGAAAAATTATGCTTATGACATTTCTGGGGTTAACATCCTTGACTATCTTGATCTTTACCGTAAGTTTACTTATAGTAACCAAGAGTCCTATCGTTTAGACCACATTGCTTTTGTGGAACTAGGACAACGTAAGGTTGACCACAGTGAGTATGAAAATTTCAAAGACTTCTACACATCTGATTGGCAGAAGTTTATGGAATACAACATCCAAGACGTTGAGTTGATTGACAGACTAGAAGATAAGATGAAGTTGCTAGAGTTAGCAATCACCATGTCTTATGACGCAAAGGTTAACTTTGAAGATGTATACTCACAGGTTCGTATGTGGGATACAATGATCTATAACTATCTTACAGATAGAAATGTAGTTGTTCCTCCTAGACAGGCAGCAGCTAAAAAAGATGAAAAATACGCAGGTGCTTATGTCAAGGAACCGATACCAGGAAAGTATGATTGGGTTGTCTCTTTTGACCTCAACAGTCTGTATCCTCATCTTATTATGCAGTACAATATCAGTCCAGAGACCCTCTGGGAGACTAGACATCCCAGTGCGAGCGTTGAAAGGATCTTAAAACAAGAGATTGATTTCGATGGAAAGTTTGCTGTATGTGCTAATGGTGCACAATATCGTAAGGACATTCATGGTTTCCTTCCAGAGATGATGCAGAAGATCTATGATGAACGCACGATATATAAAAAGAAGATGTTAATAGCAAAGCAAGAGAATGAAACAAAATCATCCGATAGACTCTCAAAAGATATTGCTAAATTTAATAACATCCAAATGGCAAGAAAGATCCAACTTAACTCTGCCTACGGTGCTATCGGCAACCAATACTTCAGATACTACAATCTTGCGAACGCTGAAGCGATCACGCTCTCAGGACAGGTAAGTATTCGTTGGATTGAACAACGGATGAATGAGTATCTAAATAAACTACTTAAAACAACGGAGGAGGATTATGTCATTGCAAGTGATACTGATAGCATATATCTTAATCTCGGTCCTTTGGTTCAAAGTGTATACAAAGGGAGAGAAGCGAATGCTGAGAGCATCGTTACGTTCATTGATAAGATCTGTAAGTTGGAACTTGAGAAATATATTGAAAGTTCTTACCAAGCGTTGGCCGACTATGTAGGAGCGTATGATCAAAAGATGGTCATGAAGCGAGAGAACATCGCTAACAAGGGCATCTGGACTGCGAAGAAACGTTACATTCTTAATGTATGGGATAGTGAAGGTGTTAGGTATACTCAACCTAAACTTAAGGTTATGGGTATTGAGTGTGTTAAATCTTCAACACCTGCTGCCTGTAGAAACTCAATCAGAGATTGTCTTACAGTCATTATGAATGAGGATGAAGAAGCAGCACAAGAGTTTGTATCTAATTTCAAAACTCACTTTGAAGAATTACCAATCGAAGATATCTCATTTCCTAGAGGTTGCAATAATCTAAATAAATGGTCTAACCCATCGAGTGTTTATAGTAAAGGCACACCCATTCATGTGCGTGGTGCACTGCTGTACAACTTTCATAACAAGAAAAATAAATTGACACATAAGTATCCTCTAATTCAAGACGGTGAAAAGATTAAATTTGTTTATCTAAAGACTCCTAACAAAATTGGTGAAAACGTGATTAGTTACTTAAATACATTTCCAAACGAATTTGGACTTGACAAACATGTGGACTATGAACTACAATTTAACAAGAGCTTCCTTGATCCAATTAAGGTCATCATGGATGTTATTGGGTGGCAACCCGAAAAAGTAGCATCTCTGGAGTTTTTATTTGGATGAAAAAAGCAATTTACCTTGTAGAGTATCAGAAAGCATTTGGTGCAGGCGAACATGCCAGATCTAAAACCTTTAATGATATCAAGGAAGCACAGTGGTTTGAACGTGCAATGAAACGTTCTAATTTTATTACTAAATTATTGACAGTTACAGAATGAGTTTTCTAAAAGACATAGTTAAGGAGATCGACAATGAATACGCAACTCTCGTTTCTGATGGAGTGGCAGCTGGTGACACAAGCGGTTACATTGACACTGGTTCTTATGTGTTTAACGCTCTCGTTAGTGGATCTATCTATGGTGGAGTCCCTGGAAACAAGATCACTGCTATTGCAGGTGAAAGCAGTACTGGTAAGACTTTCTTTTGCCTTGGCATTGTTCAACATTTCCTTGAGAGTAATCCAGATGCTGGCGTAATCTATTTTGAATCTGAGTCTGCTATTAGTAAGCAGATGATTGAAGACAGAGGTATTGATTCTAATAGAATGATGATTGTGCCTGTTACTACAGTACAACAATTTAGAACTCAAGCAATTAAAATTCTTGATAAATATACAGAGTTAGATGATAAGAAACCTATGATGTTCGTTCTGGACTCATTAGGTATGCTCTCTACCAGTAAGGAAATAGAAGACTCTGAAGCAGGTAAAGAGACTC